GTAGTAGGGTAGTGGGTAAGTGGACTCTTTAAGCCTCTTAATGTCTGGCTATATAAAGTACCGCAAAAAAGGATACACTTGTGCCCGACTACCCAACAACTACGCTACCATGCGCATCTCCAGCGACCCACTATGCGTCCAAAGGTGCTGAAACACCGGACTTTTTTTAACAGAGGTGGACTAACTTACAGTCTTTAAAACCATTACCAAACAGGAGAGTCATCATGAACGAACAAGCATGCTCACGCTGCGGGCAGTTCAAGCCCCGCGAATCCTTCCGAGTGAAGGCAACCCCAGCGCAGAAGAAGCGCTGGAACAAGGACTGGGTAACCTCCAGTGTTTGCGACACGTGTCGCAAACCACCAGCCCCCAAACCCACGCTAGGCCCGGTCGGGCTATTCAAGAAGCTAACCACCGCAGGCTTGCCTGCGCCCATCATCGAGATGCGCGTGGCGCAACGCGCTCACATAAACAAGGAGCGACGCATCGCTGGCCTGCGCAAGACATGGAGGGAGAAGAACAAAGACACGACAGGAACATGCTTGCTCGCGCTCGATAAGGAAGCCACACAGAACAGGAACCGGATCACTTACGCGCTGCGCGTGGGCATGGCTGCACCGATCAACGCAGCACTCATCGCATACAACGAAGTTCTAATTGCGGCACGCGCCGCAATCAAGGAGGACACAAACGCAGGCAGAACACCGCCTACCCCATGGCACAACGCCATCTCAAAGGAGGTAAAACTAGAACTAATAAGGGTATTTCACTCTGCTATGCAGAGCATCGAAGACTCGTACATGCGGGGCTACTTAGGCCGCGCTCAACCCTCATGGTGGAGCGAGTTCGTGATGAGTCAAACAAAAGGAGAGTAAACATGAAAATCAAGATCAACCCACTGGACGAGATCAAAGGCGAGGAATACTTTTTGTTTCAGAAACTGTTTGCGACACATGTCGCAAACGCTCGCCCCATCAAGACAATCATTCACGTTAACCAACACGCTGTTAAGCGTAACGCCAAGACAGGCGGCGATGAGCCTGTCCTCACAGTCAAGACATACAAGAGCAACACCTACGCGCACAGCGTAGCCATCGACGGCCCGTCGCGTGTCATCTACAGCCCGGACAAACCCCTGTCATGCGGCGCTAAGGTGTGGATCGAGACGCACGCACACGTAACCATTGACCCACACGTAACCATTTACACCAAAGGAGAGCAAGCATGAAACTGAATGTGAACGGCTGGTCAATTGTCCCCACTGCCGACGGCAAGGGGCTTTCCCTCAAACCCGACGACGCTAGCGCCAACCAGTACGAGGTATGCGTAGCCCTGCGCCCCCTGCGCGGCGGCGTGTTGCACTTGGCTATTCACGAGGACGGTGTGGACGCCCCCGTGTTTGAGATCGACCAAACCCTTACAGAAGGAGAGTAACCATGAGCGGTGGAAGCATGAACTATGTCTACTCTAGGGTAGAAACCGCAGCGAGCGACATTCGCTGCAACGAGCACAAGACTGTGCTCCGCTTGAAGTTCGCGGAGTTGCTGGACGTTGTTGCCCAAGCGCTGCACGACATCGAGTGGGTTGACTCATCCGACTACGGACCCGGCGACGAGAACGAAGCCATCCGGCGTGTGTATGAGATCGCAAAGCAGACCGAGATCACTCTCGGTGATGAAACTGTTATCGAAGGAGAATAAAAATGCACGAACACTATCTGCAAGAAGTGGGCACCCGTGACCCACGTACAAATACCGTACGGTTCAGCCGCACATACGTGCCGGCGCATGCGACCGATATCCGCATCACATTCGCCAGAGTCAAAGCGCAGAAGCAACTCGATGCGCTGCGTATGGCGTTGCAGATCGAAGAGTGGATGAAAGAAGAATCCTGCGTAGCAGGACTGAAGTCAGAGTAACAACTAACAAACAACCAAGGAGAATCACCATGTCATTCGGCAACAGAGCAGATAAGTGCAAGACCATCCGCAACTACAGCCAAGCGCTCATGTTCTTCACGCGCTACCCCAAGCCGCGCTCATCCAAGTGGTCAGACAACGAGCGCCCCATCTACATTGACGGCGGCAAGCCCAGCACACGCATGTATCAGTACAGAATGGCTGCTGGCCCCACCGACACAACCACCAGTACCCCAGCGTACTTCGACCTCGTTCTGCACAGCACAAGCGTCATCCGTTACATGGCCCCGACCGAGGACAACAAGCGTGTCGTCTACCTTACGTATGGTGGGTGGACTAGCACGCTCACACGCGCATTCATGTGGCAGCACGGCTGGCACTGCGGACAGGAGTTCAACACGACGGACGGCACACGCGTAGCTGTGCCACTGAACTACTGCGCTAAGAGTGAGCACTGGTGGCTAGCCAAGCTGACGTTCAACGAGGACGACAGGCTCATCGTGCCCGAGAGCGATCACATGATCGTGTACAAAAGGAAGTCCTCTACAGAAGACAAGTCGGTGCGCGCAGACATGCGCCGTAAGATGGACCTCATGCACGACATGCTGTGGTTCAGTATCGAGGGCATGCTGGAGGCACTGGTGGACGGGATAGCCAAGCAGTCGATGAGTCCCTACTGGCTCAAGCGTGAGTTCGGTCCGTTCACTACTGCGCTGGACAAGCTGTCTCGTGAGAACAGCGAGCAGATCATTAACTCCAAGTCCGAGTTCCTGCACGCCGACGTTGACTTCACGCCCGATACCATCGAGGCAATGCGCGCTCTATATATGTGCGCCTTCCGGCATCTGTATGGCAAGAACTTGGCGGACGGTACGGAGACACTACCCACGCAAGACGCGGTGAAGCGGTCAGTCACCACCTACCTGATGTCGATGTTCCGCATCAAGGACGGCAAGGAGTTCGTGCCGCTGCCCAAGTTCATGCTGGTCGAGGACTACCCGGCACGCTCACACTTCCTGCGCCCACGCTGATCGCTCGTTTCACTTATTTCACTTATTTCACTTATTTCATTTGCTACACGTGTCGCAAACACGTTTGCAGTACCCCATGAGGGTCGGGGATTGACCCTCACAACCATTGCAGCTACTATATGGCTGTAGTATTTGAAATCAAAACAAGGAGTAACACACATGATCGCTTACACCAACTTCCTGTCGCACGCCGAAGTCGCCGCCTCTATCGTCGCAGACGGGCACGTTCTCACCACTCACATCTTGGGTGAGACGGGCATCGGCAAGACGGCTGTCGGCAAGCTGGTAGCCAAGGCGCTGCCCACCCACAGATTCAGCATCATCGACGCAACTCAGGTGTCGGACGGCAGCATCACGCTGCCTGTGCTCGATGTTGAGCGTGGTATCTCAGATGAGTTACCAAATGTGCGGTTCGGTGTCAGCCGCACCAGTCAGCGTGGTGTCGATGGTAGCCAGCCCATCATCGTGTTCATTGACGAGTACAACAAGGCGTCCAAGTACGCCAAGAATGCACTGGCTCCGGTGATCTACGAGCGCAGGCTGGGTCACTTCTACCTGCCCGACAGTAGTGTCGTCATCCTTGCATCCAACCTTGGCGTAGAGGGCTACGGCGATACGTCGCAGATGTTCCTCAAGACTCGGGAAGCCACGCTGTACATGCGCAAGCCCACGTGCGAGGAGTTGGTGGCGCACGCCACTGAGCAGGGCTGGGAGGCAGAGGTGATCGGGTTCATTCATGAGCATCCGCAAGTGTGCGACTCATTCATGGACTACTCCAAGGAGTACGGCGGCAAGTACGCGGGTCGGGATCAGACCAAGGAGAATCAGATGATCCTCAATCCGTACGTGGAGCAAGACAAGATCACCTCACCGCGTACCCTTGAGTTCTCATCGCACGTGATGCGCGGGGCCAAGGCGCACAAGTTATCGCTCAATGTAGTGCGTGCCAAGCTGATCGGTACAGTTGGCGAAGCGTGCGCGCTGCTCATGATGGCGTACTTCCAGTCAGGCCAAGAGGCTGAGACTTTCGAGAACGTAGTCGCTGATCCCATGGGCGCGCGTCTGAGTAACAACCCCACGGTGCAGTTGATCCAGTTGTTCAAGTTCCTCACACGTGTCTCTGATCGCACTGAGGCGCAGGCAGTGACCAAGTACATGTCTCGCTGCCGTGAGGAGATGCAGATCCTGTTCTGCAAGCGCGTGTCTAACACAGCCACGCTGATGTCGCTGTTCGTTACCGTCGCTGAGTTCGGTGCGATGCTGCGCAATAACCGTGACCTGTTCAAGCTGTAAACCAACTACTAACAAGGAGTAACACACATGACTCTCACTACGCATTGGGATCGTCTGACGCCTGAGCAGCGCGTCGCTGCGGCTGGCGTGGACTGCATGGGTAGCCCTATGTTTTCGTTCCTCACGGGCTTCTACGTGATGGGCACCGTGTCATTCGATGACAAGTGGCAGACCGCTGCCACTAACGGACGCGACGAGTTCTACTCTCCCGAGTTTGTTGCCAAGCAGAACCGCAAGCAGATGCGCTACCTGCGCACCCACGAGGTGATGCACAAGGCGCTCAAGCACTGCTCGGACTACAAGGAGATCAACAGCAAGTATCCGCTACTGTCCAACATCGCGCAGGATCATGTCATCAACCTCATGATTGAGTCGCTAGACCCGACGTTCAGTTTCGTTGAGCGTCCTGCTGGTGTGTCTATCTGTTGCGATGCGCAGTACACCGACATGAGTTGGCTCGATGTGCTGCGCCTGCTGATTAAAGATCAGCCACCACCGGATAGCCCCAAGCCCAAGAAAGATGGTAGCGGTGGTAAGGCTAGTGCACCGCAGGATGGTGCGCAGCCGGGGCGTGGTGCGGATGAGCCGCATGATGGTGTGGGTGAGCCGGGTATGCCGCTCGATACGCATCTGCCCCTGCCCGACGATGTTGACGCTGACAAGCACAACGAGCAGGTCGATGTCATGGTGCGTCAAGGCAAGTTCATCGCTGACAAGCTGGCTGGTCGCAAGGGTAGCGGTGGCCCGCTTGATGCGCTTGCACAGACACGTAGCACTGACTGGGCTAGCGCCATGCGTGAGTTCATCGACACGGTGTGCGAGGGCGACGAGTATTCCACGTTCAGCCCGCCCAACAAGCGCCTGCAGCACCTCAACAACATCGTGCTGCCGTCTAGGTTCGATGAGCGTGCGGGTGAGCTAATCATTAACTGCGATACGTCAGGGTCTATGGGTAGCGTATATCCCACAGTGTTCGGTGAGATCGCGCGCATCGTGCAGGTTGCCAACCCCGAGGCAGTGCGCGTTATCTGGTGGGACACACGTGTGGCAGGCGAGCAGTTATTCACGCCTGCTCAGTACGCCAACATCGCCAAGCTGTTCAAGCCCAAGGGTGGCGGTGGTACCTCACCCGGTGCAGTGGTCGAGTACGTACGTGCTAAGAAGTACAAGCCTGTCGCTGCGATATGGCTCACTGATGGCTACCTCGATGGCTCCGAGGGGCAAGCGCGTGGACTCGACATCCCTCAGTTGTGGGGTGTCGTTGATAACACATCGTTTCGCGCACCTGTCGGCAAGGTTGTGCGTATCAACAGCATGACCCTGTGAACACTGCACCGACAGTAACTATCTGTATCCCGGAGGGGTGCGACTACGTAACACATGCACAGGTTGAGAAAGCCAATGTGCAGGTGAAGCCTACTCGATACCCCGTGCCGGGTAATAACTACTACGTTACGTTAACCATGGCATACCGGCGTGACTACCCAGCGGAGAACACGCTTGCGTACGCATTCACTGACACTAAGGAGGAAGCTGACATGATCGCGTCCAGTATTAAAGACCTGATCTACCTGCGCCTGAAGGTGCGCTGATGAGCATCAACATCACAGGCATCGCCTACATACCTGCGTACAACACTGGCGTCTACCGCACAGAGGCGAAAGAAGTAGGATCGACAGACCTGTACTCAGTCAGCGTGTATTCCGCGTGTGACATACACACGGCAGGCATACCAGAGATGCTGATCGCGTGGGGTTTTGCGTCCAAAGAAGCAGAGATATCACCACTCATCGAAACAATTGTCGCTGCTTGCGAACTTATTCATATCACCAACAAGGAGAGTCAACATGCAAACGTCTAACACTATCGTTCCCCGTTACAACGTCGATACCTGCGCCACCATCGTTGAGTTCAACGTCTCGGAGTGGACTGCCCGCAAGCTGGACCGTGGCGTGTCCGAGGAGATCGTCGCTGCTAAGAGTGCGCAGTCCAAGGACTCAGCACGTGTTAATAAGAACCTCATGGCTGGCCGCTGTGAGTTGGATAACATTCACAAGTTCGTTGCTGCGACCCGTGTGTACGTCTACGGTGCGACGCTGCCTTGGTCTGACAACGGCCAGCGCCTGCTGCCCGCTGCGCAGTTCGCTGCCTTCGATGACGCTATGAAAAAGCGCGAAGAGCAATTCGTCAGCATGGTGTCTGAGTTCATTACGCTGTATCCGTCGCTCATTACCGGACAGGCGCTTGTGCTGGCTGGGATGTTCGACCGCAACGACTACCCGTCTCCGTCTGCTATCGCTAGTAAGTTTTCATGGACGCTGGACTACAGCCCTGTGCCTGCTACGGGTCACTTCATCATCGACGTAGGCAACGCAGCGCAGGCTGAGCTTCAGCGCAAGCTGGCAGAGCGATCTGACAAACGCGTTGAGCAAGCCATCGAGTCGCTGTTCGGTAGCGTCAAGGATCACCTTGAGCGTATGGCTAAGCAGTTAACAGTAGAGGTCGGGCCTGATGGCAAGGAGCGTAAAGGCAAGCTTTACGACTCGCTTCTCGACAGCGGCATCGAGATTTGCGATAGGATTAAGGCCCTTAACATTATCAACGACCCGAAGCTGGAGTCGATGCGCCACGATATGCTGGGCTTGCTCAACACCGTGGACATGGACGATCTGCGCAAAGCAGAAGGAGCGCGGCAAGAAGTTAAAGCTAAGGTTAATGATCTGCTTGACAAGTTTTCCTTTTAAGGACTAAAGCAAGTGGGCTTTCGCACACCACTGGAACTCAAGAAGTTCCAAGAAACACACGGCACCAACGACGTAGTAGATAACATGCTGACGCTGTTGGCTGATGGGTATGAGCGCCCCACTCTGCGCTTCATTAGCGAGTGCATGACAGCCAACGTCGCATCGCCCGGTACTGCGCACAAGTATCTGCAGGAGTTGCGCAGTAAAGGGTATGTGAATGAGATAACGACCAAGGATGCGCGTATGCGCTTGGTGTCTTTGTCTCCTGCTGGTCGCGCATACCTGAACGCTTGGATTAACGGGGCTACTAACGATGTAGGAGACGCCGATGATGACGCCAGAGAGTAAAGTTAAAAAGAAGGTGACTGATCTGCTGAAGTCACTCGGTGCGTATTACTTCTACCCAGTAACAGGAGGGTTCGGGCGCAGCGGTGTGCCCGATATTGTCTGCTGCCTGCGTGGGAACTTCATAGGCATCGAGTGCAAGGCTGGCACTAACAAACCCACACCACTGCAAAGCAAGAACCTTGAGGATATTCAGGCAGCGGGTGGGTTCGCATTCATCGTCAACGAGGACAACATCGACGCTCTTGAGCGTTTACTGAAGGTGATGAGTGAGTAGCGACGGTGATGAGAAACTATTCCGCAAAATGTTGGAGCGGTACTTAGCCGGTGAGTTTGAACTTAGCGGCGTTGTAGTTCTTGTAAACGAAGAAGAGCAGCGGATAGAGATGCTTACGCTCAACGCATCGAGTTCGCAAGCGTTCATTCTCATGTTGCACGGACTTCAGACGCTACACGACAAAGCCTTGAGCACGACTAAATTCAACAAGACGGTTCATTGATGCTTAACTCAAAGGTGTACAAGCAGTGCAGTAAGAAGTGCGGCAAGTGTCCATCGTGCAAGGCGTTCGCTAAGGTGCTGCGCGAGATTGATCTGACGAAGGTTAGCAAGCATGAGATCGAAACAAAAAACAGGAGGTTAATGAATGACTAAAAAATTTATAGCCATGATATTAGTGCTCGTAGTGTGGGCTGCAATTTTTATCGCAGTAATCTTTGCTTTGTTTTTTACGTCGAAAGTTTTAGCCGCGCCCCCACCCACTAACCCAGTGCTCGCGTCGCACTACGGAGTGGGCGATGGGTTTCACGGCAGACGTACTGCTAGTGGTGAGGTGTTTAACGCTCATGCGCTTACCGCTGCGCACAAGACGCTGCGCTTCGGCACCCAGCTACGCGTGACCAATGTTCGTACTGGCAAGAGCGTAGTGGTACGCATCAATGACCGTGGCCCTTATACACATGGCAGAGGGCTTGATCTGTCATACGCTGCGGCCCGAGCAATCGGCCTGCGTGGTGTCGGCTACGTTGTGGTGGAGAAAGTATGAAGAACCCAGCCCCCGGCATGTGGGTCACGCACTACGGACGCCCCGGTGTCATTGAGGTGATAGGCGTTGCGGGCTACGCAGTGGTCCGCTTTCCGTCATCCGATGGGTTTCCCTTCCCTGATCGGCAGGTTGTCCGAGTATCGGAGCTTAAGAAGTGCAAGGTAGATACCAAGCAGCCTGACTATGAGCCAGCCCCCTTCTAGGCTGCACCCGACCAAGATCCTGATCCTTCGCTTCCTTGAAAAGAACGGACCACAAACCATTCGACAAGTAAGCGAAGAGATCGGGGTGGGTTACACACATACAGGCACCTTGTTGAGGCGGCTATACGATATGGGCCTGCTTACTGAAAGTTTCGCAGCAAACAAATCTTATTGGAGGATACGCAGCAGATGACTAAAGAAGACATCATCCGCATGGCGCGGGAGCAAGGACTTCCAGAGACTGAAGTCGAAGGTGTGTTCAGGGTTAATTCTGACGACCTTGGCCGATTGCTTGCTGCCGAGCGTGAGGCGTGTGCGAAGGTGTGTGATGGATGGCCCGACTACGATGTGCAGGGATTAGCTGAAGCAATCCGCGCAAGGGGGGAGGAATGACTAATAATAGAAAGATGAGATGGAATAGAGAAGACGAACATCCACCGGTACATACTATCCCCGCAGATAAACAGCATGAACCCGCACCACCACAAGTAGTTATCCACGCCAAAAACTGTTGGTCATGGGGGCCAGCTCATTACGAGTGTGCGTGTAATGAAATATCTAAACTTAGAGGATGGAAGAAATGACAATGCAAACTGCTGTAATTAGTGTCAAGGGTATCGCTCCCTTGTTAACAAACAATCCCCAAACTGTAGACCGTTTCAATCATTACGCCCGAAAGATGAAGGCGATCAATGACAAAAAGACTCGGCGCACAGACGATGACTATCTTGAACTGCGCCAGCTTGAAATGGCGGCTAAGGTTTATTTTGACGACAGTCTCGGTGCATACGTTCCTTCTACATGGATGAGTGAGGGACTAGCGGGTTCCGCTTTTGCAACAGTCAAACTATCGCGGGACAAACTGCGGGGTGGACTATTCGTGACGGAATCGAAACTGAAACTAAACTACAAGGACTCCGACAAAGTTAGAGAGTCTTCTGATCTAGTTGGTAATCCCACGTTCCGCCACACTATTGCGCTACCGCAGGGGCAAGTCCGTGTGGTCAAAGTGTTCCCGATCTTCCATGAATGGTCGTTTAGCGCAAATGTCGAGTATGACGATGCGATCATGGACTTCGGAATGCTAGATCGTATTGCTAAATACGCTGGGAAATACGTTGGGTTTGGTGATCTTCGTCCGACATTTGGCCGCGCACTTGTGGAGGTAAAAAGTGAGTAACGTATATCGTGACTTATTTGATGAGTTATTCGATTCTCGATTGCTTGAGTATGGGTCTATCATCTTGAGGGAAGATATTCATAAACTTTTAGATATTAAAGTGCCCGATGTTGGAACTAAAGCTGAGTTTGATCGGATTACTTTGATCGAATTATCTGCGATTGGTTATGTTCGCGGAGAGCTACTTAAGATGGGGCGTTACTTAGCTGGTACGCCCTCCGGTTATCGTGTTCTTTTGCCGAGTGAGAACGCTAAACAAGTTGAGCTTTACATAAACGCTGCATCTAAAAAATTGAAGCGGGCACAAACTCTAAGTAGTAACACACCTAAAGAGTACAAAGCCGACTTGGACCGTTCGGAAGCTCGGTCCGTGATGATGCAAGATGGAATGCGTTCAAGGTTTTCTTTCGCTGGGATTAATGTGCAGTGATGGGTACTGCGGGGCGAAGAAGAGTACCGTAAAGTAGGGCATTACAGGGAATCGCAAAGCAACGCGGGGAGTTGGTCGGCAACGGCCGGTTCTCCGAGTCGTTTTGACTCAGAAGCAAAGTAGTGTAGGGCAACAAATAGAACCGCTCGGCGGCGTATTGAACGTCACCGCACCGTATTGAAGAGTAACGCGGTCAGTTCATTTAGGTGAATTGATCGAGTCACTTTCAGGGACTCAGAAGCAGAGCAAGACAAGGAAACGTATTGTAAGTTAGTGCAAGGTACGGTACCGAAAAGCAACGCGGTCAGTTCATCTAGGTGAATTGATCGAGTCGTTTTTGACTCAAACGCAACGGACTGTAGAGCAGTTTGTAGCAACACAAAGCACCACAAATCAATGTACGGCAAAGAAACGTATGGTAAAGCAACGCGGGGAGTTGGTTGATAACAGCCGAGCCTGCAAGGTAGGCGACGCGAGTAAAGGGGTTGTGTTTAAGGATTACGAGGTGGTTGCAGCATGAAAGACACTAAAGCCCGAAGGACTTGCAAAAAGTGTAACAGCACATATGGCGCTTCAGCGTTTGCTACCCGCACGGGATTCATTTGCAAATGGTGTAAAGGAGGGGGACAAATTGTCCCTACCCCAAAGCAATTATCCCCGCAGCATAAACTTACTAAACTCCCTAAACTCCCTACACATGCCCAATAAGATAAAAGTTAACGCGATGTCGTTCGCGTTGTTACTCAAAGAAATGCTTCCCGGCGAATACACATGCGAGGAGTTGGCAGAACGGACAGGGTTGCACTACGTCACAGTCCTGCGGTACACACGGGAGATGCACAGGGCGGGGTCCGCTTATATCCGTGCGTGGAGAATGAACCACCGCAAGCAGTACGTTCTTAAAGTCTACGGGATCGGAGATCGAGAGGATGTGGATAAACCCCGCACTGCGATGACCCCAGCGCAGCGTCAACTGAAGTACAGAGCCAAACTTAGAAGGAGAGAAGAGTATGCAAAGCAACATCAACGACAGAATCAACCCCCAGCATTACCGTAACGGCGAGGTTGAATGTATCGACGCCCTTGCCGCCGCCACCGTCAACAAACCGGGTATACAAGCTATCTGTGTTGCGAACGTAATTAAATATCTTTGGCGTTACGAATCTAAAAACCGTCTTGAAGATGTACGCAAGGCGCAGTGGTACCTTGAAAAACTTATTGAGGAGTTGGAAAAAAATGACAGACACTAACGATCTTCCTATGCCTGACTTTGGAAGTTGGCGGCACGAAAGCCTAGTACGCTTTGCTGAAGCGGTATGGGCGGATAACAAAATAGTTCGGGCCGAGCGCGATACTTATAGAGACGCGTGGCGGCAGTTGCTGAAAGAACTTGGGGAAGTAGATGGCAAAACCGTTCGATAGAATCTTGCTAGTGGACGCAGAGACGCGCTGGTCTAAGAAGGACTACACACTCAGCAAGGTAACGACCGAGGAGTATGTTCGTGACCCGCGCTTCAAGGCATTCGGGTTCTGCTTCAAGTGGTACGGCGAGGACAACGAAACGCAGTGGGTTCCGCACAGCAAGCTGCGTTTGTTCCTCAATACAGTCGACTGGTCTAGAACTGCAGTAATGGCGCACAACGCCATGTTCGACGTAGCCATACTAGCTTGGCACTACGGCGTGTATCCCGCGTTCATTATGGATACGCTGAGCATGGCGCGGGCGCTGCGTGGCAATGAGGGCAACGGGTTGGCTAAGCTGGCAGAAGAGTTCGGTCTGCCGCCCAAAGGACACGCTGTACACAGTACCGATGGGCTTGAAGAGTTAACGCCAGAGATCGAAGAAGAGCTTGCCGCGTACTGTGCGCATGATGTGTTCCTCCTTGAGAAAGTATTCGACCGGCTAAACGAGATGGCTGGACCGGCGGGGTACCCGACCAAGGAGTTGCGCCTCATCGACATGGTGATTCGGATGTATATCAACCCGCAGCTTGAGCTTGACGGGGAGATGCTGAAGCAAGCCATCGTTGAAGAAGAAACGAAGCGTACGGACTTGCTCAACAAGCTGAGCGTTGCAGAGAAGGACTTGGCGAGCAACGAGAAGTTTGCTGAGCTACTGACTCTGCTCGGTGTAAACCCGCCAGTTAAGACGAGCAAGACGACGGGCAAGGAAGCCTACGCGTTTGCCAAGAACGACGCCCACTTCCAAGCACTGCTCAACCATGACGACGAGAACGTGGCGCTGCTGTGCGAAGCACGCATAGCAGTTAAGTCAACGCAGGCTAGGACACGAGCGCAACGGTTCTTCGACATCAGTGAGCGCGGCACGCTTCCAGTACCGCTGCACTACTACGCAGCGCACACCGGACGCATGCAGGCGTCGCGCGGGCAAGGGCTGAACCTTCAGAACCTCAAGCGTGGCTCGTTCTTGCGCAACGCCATCATGGCACCGCTTGGCTACAGCATCGTTGTCTGTGACTTGTCTCAGATTGAGCCGCGCGTGCTGGCTTGGTTGGCTGACTACGAGTACCTGCTCAACGTGTTCAAGGCAGGCGAAGATCCGTACTCAATGTTCGGTGCGCAGATGTTCGGCATACCGGGGCTTAACAAGGAGGATCACCCTGACTTGCGCCAGTCTGCCAAGTCAGCACTGCTCGGTGCAGGCTACGGGCTGGGCTGGTGGTCCTTTGCTGCACAGTTGTTAGTAGGATTCCTCGGTGCTCCACCTGTACGGTACGACAAGAAGTTCGCTAAGCAGATGGGCCTCGATGGTCAGTCTGTTGCTGACTTTATTAGCTGGGAGGTTAATCATGAGAAGGCGCTGACCATACCGCGTACGTGTACGGATGAAGAAGTAATCGTTCATGCCGTGTGCGCAAAGAACATCATCGAGCGCTATAGGAAAGCAGCGTGGCCTGTGCGTAGCCTGTGGGAGTTATGCGATAGCCTGATTGAGACTAGCCTGCACGGCGGCAAGCCGTATGACTTCAAGTACCTGCGCTTTGAGAAGGAGAAGATAGTCCTTCCATCGGGTATGGCTTTGCGGTATCCTAAGCTTACATTTGAGCTTGACGAAAAAAGCAGGAAGCAGTGGTTTTACGGCCCGGATAAAACAAAGTTATACGGGGCGAAGTTGGTTGAAAACATTGTGCAAGCAGTCGCACGGTGTGTCATGACAGACGGAATGTTGCGGATACAGAATAGGTATCCGTGCGTACTGACCGTGCATGACGAGGCAGTTGTATTGGTACCAACGAAGGAAGTTGTAGAGGCTGAACCGTGGGTACTGGCGCAGATGGTGAAGCAGCCATCGTATATGCCAGATATCCCACTAGCAGCAGAGACAGGCTCCGGCGCTAGGTACGGGCAAGCGAAGTAAAGATGTACACACAACAGGAGAGAACACATGAAGATACCTACAAGTTTCAGAATCAAGCGTAAAAAATATACTGTTAAAGGAGGCCAGCCGCGTTCATACCTGCGCGGGCAAACGCATCACGATAAACGCATCATTCACGTGTACGAGGACGACAGGCTAGGCATACCGTTCTCCGAGCACGAGCGTGGTGAGACTTTTATTCATGAGCTTACGCATGCGGTTCTCTACGACATGAAGCATCCGTTGTGGTCCGACGAACGATTCGTCACGCGCTTTGCTGAGCTTTTCTACGAAGCAATCAGAACATCCAAACTATGAGCAAAATCGTCTGGTCTTACAGTGCATTGAAAGATTACGAGGGCTGCGCGCGGCGCTATCACAGGGTGCGCGTACTCAAAGAAGTTAAACAAGCTAAGACTGAGCAGATCCTGTACGGTGAACAGCTACACAAAGCGTGTGAGGACTACACGAATGAGGGCAAGCCACTGCCGGAACAGTTTGCGTTCGTTAAACCTGTTTTATATTCACTGCACGCTAAGGCTGGGCGAAAGTTTGCAGAGTTCAAGATGGGCGTCCGAGAGGACGGCAGCGCGTGCGACTTCTTTGCGAAGGACGTATGGGTACGCGGTGTAGCTGACTTGCTAATCATTGACGAAGAGAACCTGACCGCTTGGTGCTTCGACTATAAGACTGGCAATGATCGTTACCCTGATACAGATCAGCTTGAACTTATGGCCCTGATGACTTTTGCCCATTTTCCACAAGTGCGAAAAGTTAACAGCGCCCTTCTCTTTGTAGTAAAGAACAGCATCGTTAAGTCCAAACTACATAGCAGCGAAGCTGAAGCAACGTGGTGGAAGTACCGTGAGCGCGTGGCTAGGCTTGCAGCGAGCTACGCCAATGATGTGTGGAATCCGACTCAAACGCCTTTGTGCGGCTGGTGCCCGGTCAGATCATGCGAGCTAAACCCAAAACATTAGGAGAGTACATAGTGGAGATACAAACTAGAGAGAGCGTGCTAAGCGCGGATGTGGGGTTGTTGCTCGACGCTTGGCGGCTACGCTTTGGAACGCGCTGGGTAACTACGGAGGAGACTGAAGCTGATGGCTTCTTCAAAGAAGTTACCGCCCGACTAGCGTCAACCCCCCATCTTGAATGGCACATAACGGTCGGCACGGGGGCAACCCCGATCTGCCGCCTTGTAGAGAGGTGGTGATGTGCAGATAGTTGATAACAAAGCAATCGTTTTACGAACACGTAGTCCCTCCAAGTACAGCGTCATACCCCGCAGCAAAGTAGTACGAGAAGTTTCCCCCGGTCTGCACGAAGTAGCAATTTACTTCGGGCTGGACGAAGCGCGGGTGCTGCGCAATCTAGGTGTTAGGGATGTGCCGTCGCCCATCACAGTGCGCTACAACTGGCCGGGGAGGTATAAACCGTTTGAGCACCAGAAGGATACGGCGTCATTCCTCACGCTGTACCGCCGCGCGTTTGTGTTCAGCGAACCCGGTACTGGTAAGACGTTATCAGCACTGTGGGCGGCTGATTACTTGATGAAGCGCAAGGAGGTCAGGCGCGTGCTGATCCTGTGCCCGCTGTCGATCATGCAGAGTGCGTGGATGCGCGATATCGGCAACTCAGTCATACACCGCACCGCTGTCGTAGCCCACCACAGCAAGGCGTCGCGCAGGATAGAGATGGTGCAGAACGACTACGAGTTCGTCATCGTCAACTACGACGGACTGAACCTCATCACAGACGAGATCAACGCTGACGGTAGGTTCGATCTAATCATTGTGGATGAGGCGAACCACTACAAGAACGTCAGCACGCAGCGCTGGAAGTCGCTCAACAAAATTCTCAAGCCGACGACGTTCCTGTGGATGATGACGGGTACCCCCGCTGCGCAGTCACCGCTCGACGCCTACGGGCTAGCCAAGTTGGTTAATCCGTCTGCTGTTCCAAAGTTCTATACAGCATGGCGGGACAAGGTGATGCAAAAGCTCACGCACTTTAAGTGGGGAGCGAAGGAGACGGCGCATGCCGACGTATTCACCGCGCTACAACCAGCCATACGCTACACAAAAGCAGAGTGCCTTGATCTGCCGCCCGTCATCACAGTCACGCGTGAGGTAGCACTGACTGCGCAGCAGATGAAGTATTACAAGCTGCTCAAGGAGCGCATGCTAATCGACGCAGCAGGCGAGACGATTACAGCGGTTAACGCCGCAGCCGGTGTGAACAAGCTACTACAGATAAGCGCTGGTGCTGCGTACACCGACACTAAAGAAGTAGTGGAGTTCGACTGTGGCCCGCGCCTGTCTGTGCTCATGGAGGTGCTTAATGAAACGGATCGCAAGGTCATCGTGTTCGTGCCGTATCGCCATAGCATCGACACAATCAGCACTCATCTCACAACCAGCGGTGTCACAAACGAGCAGATACACGGCGACATATCAGCAACAAAGCGCGGACAAATATTCAAACGGTTCCAAGAAACACCAGACCCTCGCGTACTCGTGATCCAGCCGCAGGCTGCAGCGCATGGCGTGACGCTAACCGCAGCCGACACGGTTGTGTTTTGGGGGCCAGTGATGTCCGTTGATACGTATCTACAGTGCTGCGCCCGCGCTGACCGGGTTGGGCAGGATAGTACAAAGGTGTTGGTAGTACACATTCAAGGCAGCGAGATCGAGCGCAAGATGTTCAACAAGCTACAGGGCCGCGTCGAGGAGCACAGCCTGTTGGTAGATTTATACAAGGAGGAGCTTGACGTAAAGTAAAAAGATTGACATACTGGTTTTCGCAGCACCAACAACAAGAGAGGTAACACAGTGGACGAACCGACGATTCCGCTTGAGCGGTTGGCGAAGATTTACGTAAAGATTCGCACGGCCATTCAAGAGATCAACAAAGAGTACGAGGGCAAGATCGAAGAGTTGAAGTCTCAGCAAGAACTTGTCTCTAACGCCATGAAGGATCAGATGATGGCGCAGGGGATGAAGACTGCTAGGACTAACGGCGGCACGATCATCCTCGGTCAGAAGCAGCGCTTCTTCACGCAGGACTGGGACGCGTTCAAAAGCTTTGTCGTTGAGCATGACGCCCTTGACCTGTTTGAGAAGCGCATCCATCAAACAAACATGCAGCAATTTCTTGAGTCAAACCCTGCCTTAGTGCCGCCCGGTCTTAACGCTGAGACTGAGTACACCGTGTCCGTACGCAAACCTACTGCCAATTAAGGAGCTATCCATGGCTAACGAACTCACATTCAACCCCGCACAAGTCCCCGCCTTCGCTCGCAGCGCGCAGTCGGCTATCTCCAAAGCTCTTGCTGGCAACGCTGGCAACAGCACCAAGCGCATTAGCATCGAGGGCGGCGTTTTCCGCTTGATCGCATCTGGCAAAGAAGTCGCTGCGATCCCTGATCGGCATCTCGATGTTGTCATCGTCGCAGCAGCGCCCGGTGTCGGTCGTACGTTCTACGCAGGCACCTACGTTAAAGGGCAGGCAAGCGGTCCGGATTGCTGGTCTGCGGACGGTGAGCGGCCCGATGCGTCCATCACTAGCCCGCAGTCTGATCGCTGCGTTAACTGCGACAAGAACGCTAAGGGTTCGGGGCAGGGCGACTCGCGTGCTTGCCGTTTCAGTCAGCGCTTGGCTGTGGTGCTGGCGAACGATGTCAAGGGCGACGTTCTGCAGATCACTGCGCCCGCTACGTCGATCTTCGGCAAAGAAGAAGGCGGCAACCGTCCGCTGCAGGCGTACGCTCGCTGGCTCGGCGCTCAGTCAATTGCGCCCGAGGCGCTGGTCACCCGCATGAAGTTCGACCTGAAGGCCACTGCGCCCAAGTTGCACTTTGAAGCATCCCGCTGGCTTACGGATGACGAGTACGCAGTGTGCCAAGAGAAGGGACAGTCCGACGCAGCCAAGCAGGCGATCACCATGTCGTTTGCGCAGACTGATAAAGTAGCAGCCCCCGCGCCGTTGGCGCTCCCCGGCAAGCCGCCCAAAGCAGCGAAGGCAGAACCCGCTGCAGAGGAAGAAGCACCCGAGGAACCGACCAAGCGTAAGGAGGCAGCACCCGCTACTGCTCCTAAGAAGGCGGCGAACATTTCGTCTGTCATCGACAACTGGGAAGCTGACGACGAGTAAGCCTTCAACTCACAAAGGGCAGGGGCTTCGGCCCCTGTTTTTATCTATGCCTTATTCGCAAAAGATTCGTACCTCCATTGACCTAGCGCCTAAAACGATGGGCAGCAAGCTGGGCAAGTGGGCGGTAGTGTTGGACTTCTCGGTGTCACGCGTATCTATAGCAACTGGTGCTACGCGGCAGACTGTTTACAACTGGTTTTCCGGTGGAGAGGTAACGCCAGCTTATAGGGAGCGCGTACAGACGCTCATCGACCTTATGGCTAGTAGCTCTACCGCAGATGAAGCATGGAGAAAAGTATGTCAGCACTTCAACCTCGTAGCTTGACCGACGATGAACTTCTGCGTCATGCAGAAGATAAGTTGATAACAGCAGGACTAGACAGGAACACATTCGGCCTTCCGCTGGAGTGGCAGGATGAGATCGTCAAACGCCTGCGCAAACTGCTCGACCTTGCCGATGACATGAAATAACACTGGACAGACACGATGAGCGCACGGGAGTTTCTGTCCGCCGTGCTGCCTTCTTCGGGCCATTACTGCACTTGTGAACTGACCAAGAAGAAAGAGCACGTATTCGTACAATCTATTGAGGAGATACTGACAAACGTAGAACGATGGACTGCGAAGCAGTGCGATATTTACTTTGCGCTCGCTTCATTCAAAGAACCCGGCAAGCGTGAGGCAGCGAACGCGCAGTATCTGCGCTCGTTCTTCATGGACTTCGATGTGTCCGAAACCCCAACGGCTAAGAAGGTCGGCAAGGTTTATGAGTCACGCGAAGACGCACTGGCTTCGCTCGACACCTTTCTCACTGAGAGCGGGTTGGGTGATCTTGGTAAGCCGTGGGTAGTATCGTCAGGCGGCGGGTTCCACGTGTACTGGCCGCTGGATGCTGACGTACCGGTGGCGATGTGGAAGCCTGCAGCAGAAGCGCTCAAGCGGCTGGCCCACAAGCACAAGATGGCGATTGACTACTCCGTGCCTGCTGACGCAGCGCGGGTGCTGCGCATCCCCGGCACAAGCAACTACAAGTTCACGCCGCCCGCGACCGTCACGCTGATGACTGAGGGGGATCGTTTCTCCTTTGAGGACATCAAGACGCTCATCAGCAGCAAGCTGGGAAGCGTGGAGTCCTACGCCCCGGCACCAGTCAACATCCCCGGCAAGCGCCCGACTAGCATGTCCCCGGCAAGCGTCAAGCTGATTGAGAACAGCGAGACGCGGTTCAAGGACATACTGGTCAAGACTAAGAATGGCGTGGGCTGCGGGCAGTTGCAGCACTACGTGGACAACGCCGCTGAAGAAGGGATGGAGCCGCTGTGGCGTGGCTGGCTGTCGATTGCGCAAAAGTGCAGCGACGGTACGAAAGCTGCGAAGTGGCTGAGCGATCTGCACCCGTACGCTGAAGAGCGTATGCACAGAAAGCTGTCGGAGATCAAAGGTCCGTACCCGTGCGTTAAATTCGACTCTGAGAATCCCGGCGTGTGCGAGTCCTGTCCTCACTGGGGCAAGATCACCAACCCGCTGATGCTGGGGCGTGTGATCCTCACCGACAACACGGCGAAGGAAGTGCCGATTGTTGAAGCAGTCGTAGCGCCGCCTCCGGTGGCAGCGCCTACCTTGATGCGCCCGACACCTCCGCGCGGGTTCAGCTACGGTAAGAACGGCGGCATATTTAAGGATGTCGAGAAGCAAGATGAGAACAAGCAGAACGTAACCGTGCAGGTGCTGGTGCTGCCGTATGATTTGTTTGTTGTTGATATCCTGCAGAACCCCAGCGGCGAGCACGTAGTACACATGGTGGCGCAGCGTCCGACCGGGACAGTGCAAGTGACCATACCGCAGCGCGCGGTAGTGTCGAAGGACGATACCTGCAAGACACTGGCTGAGCAGAACATCGTTGCGGCAATCGGCGCAGGCAACGACGCCAACTTATTTGCGTACGTGCGTGCTTGCGTGGAGGAAGCGTCTGTCAACAGGCAGGCTATTAAGGTGCCATCGAGCTACGGCTGGCAACCGGACAGCACGTTCGTGCATAACGAACGTATATACGCGCCCAGTATGCCCGCGCGTCGCGTGCCGATGGTAGAACTCAGCAACATCAACAAGAGCACGCAGCCAGAAGGTTCGCTCGATGCTTGGCGTGCGTTTAACAGACTGCTAATAAAGCGGGGGATGCACGACATTCTGGCTATGGGTATGGTGGGTTTCGGTTCCCCACTGATGCGCTTTACCGGGTTCTACGGTATGACGTTTCATATCGGTAGTACGGAGTCCGGTACGGGCAAATCGCTCGCGCTCGATCTTGCAGCTAGCGTATGGGGTCACCCAGTGCATTACCGTGTTGGTAAGAAGACCAGCGACGTAGCCATGCAGCAACGCCTTGGCATGCTAAACAGCCTCCCACTTATCTGCGACGAAATTACTGACAAGAACCGAAAAGATTTCGAGTGGTTTCCGTCCTTCCTGTTTGATATGACAGAAGGGCGCGGTAAAGAGCGCATGGAATCGGGGGCTAACAAGGAACGGCTCAACCTGTCTATATGGCAGGCGCTGTGCCTGATGTCATCTAACACGCACACCGTTGACTACCTGACCGGTGCGCGCAAACACTCGTCAGAAGGCGAGCTTCGGCGTTTGCTTGAGATGCAGATGACTGTCGAGCTTCAGTGGGAGCCGCACGAGATAGACATTATTAAATCGCTTCACTCCAACTACGGTGTGGCCGGTCCGGTCTATGCGCAGTTCTTGGTGGATAACGAAGAAGTAGTACGCGAAGTAGTCGAGGCTACGCAGAAGTGGCTGTACAAGGAGTACAAGGCTACGAACGATGAGCGGTTCTGGCTCGCTGGCGCTACTTGCCTAGTGGCTGGTGCGATTCTGTGTGGCAAGCAGTACGCCAACATCATGGACTACCCGGTCCGCGCTATCGTTGATGTTATCGGTAAGCTCATTGAGGATGCACGGCGTAATGTTCGGTCGAATGTTCGCAGCGCAGAAGATATACTCAATGCGTTTACGCGTGATAACTACGGTAAGTTTGTGGTGGTTCGCGCGATCAACGGATCTCTGGCAGCAACGATTGGCGATAATGGCGTTGTTGATGAGAGCATTACCCGCAGTCAGATATTCGGGCGTGTGGAGCATGGGATACAGCCGGGGTATTTGGTGTATGTCATTGAGGAGCAGTTACTCAAGGCACACTGCTCAGCCATGAGCTTTGGCTATGCCGATTTCCGTACGCAGGTTGGGAAGTTGTACAAGGTTGCGTATGGCAAACGGGATCTGATGGCTAAAACAAAAGGCCCGCAGATGCGCGTCAACTGTATCGCTATTACTCGGGTGATCGAGGATGAAACGCCCGACCAGAGTTAAGTATCCTTGGGAAGGGATCAAGCGCGGGCAGTGGTTCTTTGTACCCGCGCTTGATCTTGAAGCTACCCGTGAACTGGGACTGCGCTACGCCATACTGCACAGGGCGCGTGCTAAGGCACACCCCGGTATATTAAATGGTCGTCTTGGCGTTTTGTTTGTTTGCTCCGGGCCACCGCTCGGTGAAAAGATTAGGTAGCTAACATGCGCTCAAATGGCGGTAAGCTCCGCGCCGCTAAGGTAATCAGTAAGCAGGAAGCGGTAGCAGCAGGACTATCGTATTACTTCACGGGCATCCCGTGCAGGAAAGGACACATAGCCGCTAGGCATGTAAGAAACCGAGCCTGTAGAACGTGCAGGCAGGAATGGCATGCCGATCACCCCGATGTACACCGAAAGGTCGCTAGGGATTGGAAGAAGAATAATGCCGGGAAGGCGCTTGCAATAAACGCCCGTAGGCGAGCAGAAAAGAAAAAGCGCACCCCGCCTTGGCTGACCAAAGAGCATATACACGCAATGACTGCGCTATATAATCAAGCGGCTTGGCTTACGAGGATCACCGGGGTGCCGTGGCATGTTGACCACATCGTCCCCCTTAGCGGCAAGAACGTATCCGGCCTGCATATACCCAACAACCTTCAAGTTATCCCAGCACGGGAGAACCTAAAGAAGGGTAATAAGCTAGCTAGCCTCAAACAGACCGCTAGACTTAAGAAGTGAGATGGTCTTAACCATCGAGGCAGGGATCTCAGTGACATGGGCATGCGCCCCGTCCGTCAGCGTTGTTACTAGCTGAACCCACTCATCATCTTGATGGACAAGGAACCCAATACTTGCACATAGGTGCAGCCCCTTCTTTTTAGGCGGGGCGGGCTTGTCTCCATCTTGCCAGTGCGAAGTTGTACTAAACGCGGCGTCCACCCAAGTAACGATTACCATCGGGATGTCTTTGCTTTTTCGCTTGGTAACCATAGTCAGGCTCATTGCGCCGCAAAACGAGATTCTACTTGCCGGTTTACTGCCACAGTTTGACGGGCCAGTGCAAGTTCTATCTGCCGCAACCGGTCAAGCGTCTCGCGTTTCTGCTCCGAACTCATGTTAGGCGCTGCGCGGACGGCGGCTTCGGCAGCGTTAATTTCCCCAATATTCTGGCGCAGGCTCCCCGCCATGGACGCTATTGCAATTTGCCCAACGTACTGCGTCAGGAAAGCGCGCGCTCTGGCGGGATCAGCTTCTGCCAGCGCTTTGAACGTAGCCATCGCTTGCTCGTTAGCCTTAGCTTCTTGGAACGCTAGCTGCAAAATGCCGCCTGCGTCTTTAGGCTGGAACAGCCCGCCGATGATCGGGTAGTCGCTAACACGCGCAGTCGGCTGCGGCACCGCTGTGCCACCAAAAACAAAGTCAGGCAAGCGCAGCAAGCTGATGCCCAACGTAGCGAAGTAGCCATTGACGAGGTGGTCAACCTGTTTGGGCGACACGCCAACCGTCTCACCAAGGAACTTGGCAAGGCTAGAAGTTCTTTCATCAAACTGCATCTCGGGGGTCATACGCGCTAGCTTGTCGCTGACAATCGGCTGGCCCGTAAAGATGCTCTTGTTGAGCGCCACCTCAAGCGCTGGCTTGATAGCCTGCGGCAAGTAATAAGACGACAGCCCCGGCACCGAGTTAGCGGCAAGGCTCTTCAAACCAGCAACAGCTTGCTTGGACTTGGGGTCGTCCTTAGACATATGGTACAGAGCTTCGGGCAGCGCCTTGAACGCGAACCCGATTTCAAACGGGATCGGCACGCGAAGCGGCTCGGCAATACCCGGCAGACGGACGAACCAATTACCGTAGCGCTGTTGCGGGGTGGCGTTCTCGTACGCCTCATCGTCGCCCATCATCCCGGCGTAGGCTATCGTCATGCCAGCCATAACAAACCCGCGCGTAATCAGCTTTTGCTTGACGCGCAGCTTCTCCTGCATAGTGGCTTTGCCAGTCAGCGCCTTGTACAGAACATCAAGGCCGACGATCTGTGCGTTGAAGAACGGGATCAGCGTGTTCAGCATGTACATGCTGGGCGATACGCCGCGCTTGCTAAAGTTCATCGACTCAAGCGTAGCAAGGGTAGCCTCGCGCTCACTCAGACCTTGTTTCAGGAACGAGTTGTACATATTGACGCGGGTCGCCGCGTCGCCAGCCATAGCAACTGAATCCAGCTTCGCCATGGCGTAGGACCAGCCCTTCTTGCCGCTGGCAATCTGCTGCATGATCTTCTGCATATCGTCTGGCATGCCAGAGATAACCTGCCCGCCGATCACACCGCGACTCTGAAGGACGTTTGCGCTGGTGCTCTTTCCGCTGGCGATCTTGCTCATCTCGCCAAGCGCAGACACAACAGGCTTATAGTCAGCGCCAGAAGTAAACAACCCGGTCAGTGAATCGCGTACAACCTGCCGCACCGCATAGCGCGGGTCGCGCGTCACGAACTTGCGCAGAATGTTAGACGGGATGCCAAGCAGCCTGAGTCCGGCAGGGAACGTAGTGACAATACCTTCCATCCCCTTAACAACAAGCTCGGGCGGGATGTCACCAAACAGTTCTTCCATGGCGGCGGTATCGACGCGCCACGATTGTTCTTCGCCGTCAACCTTGGCGCTGATGATGTCTTTGCCTTTTACGCCGGAACCGACCCGCACAGCGATACCAAGGTCTTTAAGCGTGAACGCCACATTGCGCGTGGCAAGGTTGCGCAACGACAGATCCGTCAGCATCGCCGTGTTCTGCAAAGACGATGTGAAGAAGTCGAGCACAGCCTCATCGCCACCCACAAGGCTTTGAAGATCAGGCTGCTCTTTGATGCTGCCAATCCGAATCGGCGTCTCACCGCCAATGTACAACCCAACGATGCCGTCTTTGCCGACACGGTAGTAAGGAACGTAGTCGCCCTTCGTGTACGCCGCAGCCACCTGCTTGCTGATAGCGCCGGTCTGAACAGCAAAGTCAATCAGTCCGTTATTGTACTCACGGTAAATACCGCGCGCGGTCTGGAACGCTTCGTTGCCACGCCCAAACTCAAGCGCGGCCTTAAGCTCGGTTGGATCGAAGTCTTTGCTGTAGTTCAGCTTGTCGATCCCAACGCCGTCCTTACCCAGCGCACGCTCAGCCAACAGGTATTTGGTAAACAGAATGTTTGTAGCTTCTGGGTTTCCTACCTTGGCCTTGCTCAACGCTTCGGACACTTGCTTCAGACTAGCGCCGCGCTTGGACTCAACTATGACTTCGCCTTTGTCGTTCTTGACAAGTTGCAGCGTGCCATTGGTAGCCGACTCAGCAACAAAGCTGTTGCGCTGATCGTGCATGCGGATGAAAAACGTCAGGTCCATCGCCTTGACGGGATCAAGTAGTCCTTCTGCAAGCCCGCGTCGAGCAATCTCTTCATGTACAGCAGCACGGTCAATGAACTGCGTACGGAACTCAAGACCGCGCACATTAGCTTTTACTCGCTCCCAGCCACGTTTCTTTTGGCTGACCAGCGTGCTGTCTTTAGCCGTCAGAATAGCCGGTACGTCACTGGCGTAGCGCGCACCTTGTCCAAGCCGGAAAGAAATAGCGCCATCGCTGTCACGTGCTGCTAGCGGCTTACCCTCATTAAAGTTAGCGCGGGACTGGCGCATCAGGTAGTACAGGTCCGATGTCGTCATCTTAGACGCATCGACCAGCCCCATCTTCTTAAGCGCAACGCGCAACGCGCCGACCATCTCCTTAATGAACGTTCCAGCCTTTTGCATCAGGCCAGCGTCTACACGAGCTTCCTCAGTGTAGGCAACGATCTCTTTAAGAAGCTGCAAATCACCAGCGCGTTTGTCAGTTTGGCTAATGCCCGCCTGCGGGATGCCAAGCTTCTCAGCCATGTTGCGAACGTCAGGGATCTTGTCGAGAAGAGCGTTCATGCCCTTCTCACCAACAAAACCTTCAAAGCCAACGTGACCGACAAGCTCGTGGGTGATGGTCTTTTCAAGGTCAACCATATCCGTATGGTTTTCCCCAACAACAAACACCGTTCCGTCAGGCAGAACACCCCCGCGTACGGTGTCGATGTCCACACCCTGCGCTTCGATCCCGTCCAGTATGGCCTTGGGCAGCGCTGCCTTAGTTGCAAAGTATTGGAACTTAACGCCTTCCGGAGCTTTCAGCTTATCGGCGCGAGCTTGTGCATCAGCGAGGTTAATGCCGCCGCCTTTCTCACCGACGCGGAACTCAATCGGATTGCTGAAATCAATATCGCCTTCAACGTCGAATTCGGCTTTGTCGATACGCGCCGCTTCGTTCTCTTCCCGGCGTGCGTTTTGCACAGCGGCGATAGCTTTTGCTGACCCACGAAGTGCTTTAGCCTTTGTTGTGCGCTCTGCTGCTTCTTTCTTTTCTGGAGAAGTCGCGGCGCGTAGCGCGGGTGGTGTGCTTCCCTTCGACTCATAGCCTTGCATCGCCATACGCGAAACACGGCGGTCAACGTCCGACACGCGTTTGCCGGGGGTACCGGGCAAAACAACACGCTCACGAGCTTCTTCAACAAGCCGCTTTTTCTTTTCGGCAGGCGTTTCAAAGTAGTCTGAAACTTTTGAAGAAGTAACGCTAGGCCGGTCAATAACTTTCTTGCGCTGATAAAGCGTGTCGTAAGCGCCGTCTATGTCGAGAACGCCCTGTCCTGCTTTAGCGGTTTCCGAAGCTTTGTCAGTAGGAAGGATTACCTCGTTAACAACAATCGTCTGGCGCACAACGGGTACGCCAATCTTCTGCGCATCAAAAATTGCCTGCTGCTCTTTAAGGTTGGCTTCGTTAATGCTGCGCTCTTGGTTGCTACTGAGCTTTTGCAAATCGGCAATAAGCTGCGCCTTGGCTGCGGCAGCTTGTTTTGCAGCCCGTTCAGCCAGCCTAGTATCTACATCAACTGCGTTGAGCTTTGTGATTAAGTCGTCTTGCGCAACCGACAAAGCCTCTAAGCCCTGCGTTGCTTTGATAAGCGGGCGCATTACCGCCGCTTTGTGCATCTCGTACGACTGCATTACGCCGTCAGTAAAATTCTCAAGGCGCGTGCGCCCCTGCGTAACGTACTGTTGAAACGCGTTGAACTCATCAAGCGAAACGATGTTTGTAGAGATAGCCTCGTCTATTCTTGACGGCAGCGCTGCCTGAAGCGTAAGGAAGTCGTCCGCAATAGCCTTGCTCATGCGGTCAACAGCAACAGCACGGTCAGTCAACAGCTTCGACACCGACTTCATTCTGGCGCGCAAAGCATTTTGTTGGGATGAGCGCCGTCCTTGCGCTTGCTCTTCAGTTTCCTGAAGCTCCGCAGGGAACTGCTCTTTTACGGCTTGTACAATTTTGCCTTCGCTTTCAACCAACGCATTCGTCGTTCGTTCTACTTCTCTGTAGTGATCGACAAGCCGCTGCCGGTTGTACGCAAAGTTCGCAAAGTACACCTGCATATCAGCGTTAAACTGGCGCGCATCAAAAGCAGCAACAGTCACGCGCAGCTTGTTGGCTAGTGCCTCTGCTTGAGGAAGGCTGTTCAACTGCTGAATCAGCTTATTGCGCTTAGTTCTGTTTGCCGCCGAAAGCGGTTTAGTACGTGCGGCTTCGCGCTTGCTAACTGTCTCTTCAATCCTCTTTGCAAGCTCAAGCAAATTTTTGTACTTGTAACCAGCAATAACCGTTTTTGGAATCGCGAGGTCTTCAAGCGGCGTTTGTTTTTTGTGCGCAGCGCGCAGCTTAGCCGCTACCGAAAGCAAAAACTTATCTGCGTCGAACTCGCTCTTTAGCTCCGCCAGCCTGCCCTGCAACTTAACCGCGCGGGTATAGAGAGAATCTCTAGCAGCAGCAAGTTGTTCATTTGCTGATTTCCTAAACTCGGCGTCCATGTTTTTAGCGCCGGTCTTAAGCTCTTCTAACTGTTCGGTAAGGATGTTGAGCTTAGTAGCGTTAGCGTCGATCAAACGCTGCAACCGCCGCTTAAGTGTCTCCGCACGCTTTTCTGCTTTAGTCTGAATAACCGTTGGGCGCAAGACTGTCTTTGGCCCGATGTCGCTATCGCTAGGAGCTTGCTCAAGGCGCACGTTGCTGGTACTGGGCGTTGTGTAGGAAAACTTCAACGCTTCCTGAGCTTTGGCGCTTGCGTCTGCAAGCTGATTAGCATACGTAAGCTGCGCAACGTAAGGCGTGTTCTCGCTGGAGACAAGAGCATTATTAAGCGCGATCTTGACGTTAAGCTCGTTTATTTTTCCTTCGACGCTAGCAATCCTGTTAAGGATAGCCTCACGTTTATTCTTGTAACCCTGCGTCGCCGCTTCTTCAGCACCTAAATCCTCAAGCATCTGCTTAGCGGACTCAACGTCGCCCGGAAGTTCAAAATTCCAGTCGCTGTTAATAGCTTTAAGTAGCTTAGCCCTGTCGCTTTCTTGTTTGCTGTTTAGCGTGTCGAGAGACTGCTGATGCACTTCCTGCTCGCGCTTGAGCACCTCGATTTCTTTTTCAAACTTCTCGTTTTCCTTGATTAAGGGAGCCGCTTCTTTCTTCACGCGGTCCCGCTCAACGTCAAGCTGCTCCTTAGTGCTAGGAATAAGCTCAGAGAACATATCGCGCGTAGCGGTATCAGGCTCTTTGCCAGCCTCGGCTTCCTGCTTTTCTTGCTCTTCAGCCGCGCGCCTACGCTCTTCCATGCGCGCAACCTCTGCCTTGGTCTGGCCTTTAAGCTCAAACTCAGGTTCAACGCGCTGGAACCGCTGCTTATATTCCTCGTTGGCAGCAGCAATCCTCTCTGCTACAGACGGGCCTGTAGTGGTCGCCACAGCCTGTGCTTTCTTAGGCAGTCTGAGGATCTTGCGCTCTTTACCGACAACGCCTTCAACGCCTTCCATTGCCTTCGTTTCGGCTTCGATTGTTGCTTTTTGCAACTGCTCGGCGTAGACAGCAATTTGTTTAGCGTAAGGGCGGTACTCTTCAAAAGCCTTCTCCAGCGCGGCATCACGCTGCGTGTCACCACGAAACTTGGACGTAAGCTTTTTGTTTTTTGTCTCAACCAAAGAACGGATTCGGTCGCCGAGCGGTCCTTTGGCGTTGAACAAACTCTCAATAAACGCCGCCTGCATAGAAGAATCCAGATCGGCAAAGCGAACTGCTGGATCTTCCATTTCTGTTTGCAGCGCAAGATCGCCTTTGCCGGTCCTTGCCAGCGGACGCTCAGAAAGCGGACGGTCTTCTTTTAGGTCGCCTTTGTTGTATATGGTGGACGGCGTAGCTACAGCGCGTGTGGTCAACTCGTCAATGACACGAATGACCGGACGCAGGACTGCGTACTTAGACGCTGCTGGGAGAGGCTTACCGCCTTCTTGTACTCGCTGAAGGCTAAGCTCGCGGTACAACGTGTCGATGTAATCTTTGCCAAGCTTCTTGAGCAGATCCGATTTCTCTTTAAGCTCTCTGCGCCTAGCGTTGTTGATATCGGTGCGCCGCTTTTTCTCGGCAGCACTCATTGTTTTGCTAATAGGCAACCGACGGAACAAGTCGCTAGTACGCACTTCCCACGCAGCGCGAACAATGTCGTCAAAAATTTGCTCACGCTTTAGGTACAGGTCGTTCTCTGTACCTTTGTACTCCGCGCGCGTTTGTTCAGCCGGTTTAGCCTGCGCAGCTTCTGCTTTCTTCTTACCGGCGGTGGTGAACTTTTCAAGCTCAGGCTGGGCAAGCGCGTCTTGCAAGACGGCAATTCTGTCGTTTACGCTTTGAAGTCGCTGTTCGGCTACAGCGCGTTGCTCTGGGGAAAGCTTAAGCCCTTCCGCCTCTGTACGTTCTCCACGTGGGCGAAGCGCACTAATGGTAGACAGTGACTTCTCAAGCTCACGCCTTTCCTGCTCAAGCCCAGCGATCTTGCTTTCTGCCGCCTCAACACCAAGACCGGCAGTAATAGGACGGGCTTCCGGGTTTCTGTATTTAGCAAGGTTTTCGCGGGACAGGTTTTGCTGGGTACTGGCAACTTCAACGGCACTAGCCAACCGGTTAAGCGCGGCGGAGATCGCAGCTTGCTCACCAGTTTGTTGCTCGGGGGCGGGCGCAAGCAGCCCAGCAATCTTATCGACAGTAGTATCGACAGCCCGCGCGTCAGACACAGCCTTTTCAGACCGCATACGAAGATCGCGCAGCACGTTAAGCTGAGCGTTCTTCTCCATGAGCGCGCGCCCATAGTCGTTTAGATACCCGTTTTCGTCAGCGACATCTTTTGCGTTCTTAGCCGCTTTATCCAGTTCGGTTTGTAGCTGCTCAATTCTGGAGGTTGCTTTCTCAAGCAAGCGCCTAGCTGCCTCCGGGTCATTGAGGTCAGAGTCCACACCGCGCAGATTAAGACCAAGCTTGGACGAGAGATCGCTCGAAACTACGTTACGGTCAAGGTTTTCCTTAACCTGCTGACGATATGCTTCAGCCTTATCGCGCTCTTCTTTCTCCAACCTGCGGGCTTCGGCCAGTGCCGCGCCTTTATCTTCTTGCGCTTTAGCACGGGCAACGGCAAGCCGTTCGTTAATCCGCGCTTCCGGATCGGGCAAAAGAAGTTTGAGCGGATTATCCAGCGCTGCCTCAACCACATCCGCAGAACGCGACGCAGCCGCAAACTGATCGCGCTGTTGCTTACGCTGCTCGGCCTCTTGGAACAAACGCTCTTGATCGCGCTGTTTACGCGCAAACTCATCCGAAAGAGTTAGCTGTTCTTGCTGAGCGTTGCTTACGCCAGTAGACGCAGCTTGCGCTTCGCGCAGTGCATTTTCTACCGTACTTAAAGAAGCGCCCGGCTTGGTAGCCCGCGCAAGTGCGGATTGAAGATTGCCAGCGGCAGTAGCTCCGCGATCCAACGGGATAGCTTCGCCAAACAAACCCATGGTCTGCCCTGCGGGTACAACTTCTTCTTCAGCAAACAAGCTGCCTTGGGGAGCAGCGCCCATCTGAGAACCAATACGCTCAGCGTCCGCAAGCGCACTTTCCATTTGCTGCTGGCGGCGAATGTTTTGCTGCAAAAGCTCCAGTTTCTGCGCTTCCGGCAAATTCTGTCGGCCAATAGCTACTCGCTGCTGCTTAAGCGTTTCGATCTCGTTCATCAAAACCCGGCGTTCGCGGTCTATAGCAGCGAAGTCTTGCGGAGCCTGAGCGCCTTCCGGACGAGCCGCAGCCTGTGCTTCGCCTTGTCTAACAATGTCTTGCAGACGAGCAACTTCATCCCAGTTACCGTCGCGCTGTGCTTGAACCATTGCAGAACGCGCAGCGTTAATCTGCTGCGGGCTAACCTGTAGCGCGCTAGCAGCGCCAAACATATCCGGCTGAGCGGACGCCCTGCCCATCGGAGACTCAATCGGCATGAACTTAGCCGCAGCCTCCATGCCTGCTGCTCGCTCTTCTGCGGCATCTTTTTCTTGTTGAACTAGCTTAGCCTGCGCCCGCTCAGCGGTGCGCTGTTCGATCTGTTTTTGCTCGACTTGTTCTTGCGCACCACTTCTTTGAGAGTAGCGACCAGCGGCACCAAGCGGGGCAAGAAGCGACGCACCATACGCATTCTCAGCGTACTCTTTCATGGCGTCGTCAGTAGTAAGCGGCAACCCGGCTTGCAGCCGCTCAATCATTGCCTGCCCGACTTCAGTCGGAACTTCAGCAAGTACGCTAGTCCCAGCGCCCTTAGCCAACGTGGTGCGCAGCCGCTCTTCAGCCAGCTTGACGACCTGTGCTTCGCTGCGTCTGACCAGTTGCTGTTCGGGGACGCCAAGAATCTTAGCGATCATCCCACGCCCAAGCGGGATAGCCTGCGCAGCTACATCAAGCGCAGCCGCAGGAGCGGCAGCAGCAAACGCCTTACCGGCAGAAACATCGACAGGAGCGCCACGTTCCTGCTGCTCTCGGGCTTGTCGTTCTGCAAACGTACCACCCATTTCGAGCATGGACGGCGCAAACGCACCAAGCGCACCGCCAACCACCGCGCCTGCCGGTCCAAACGGAGAACCAGCCATAGCGCCAAGTCGAGCGCCAGCGGCGGTAGCACCAATACGAGGAAGCTGTTCAGCAATAGCAAGCGGGATTTGTCGCCCAACTTCCCCGGCAGCGCCAAGCACGCCTCGTTGTTCATAAGCCTGCTTAAGCAGGTCAAGACCAGTCTGATTAGCGAAACGCTGGTTAATGTCTTTCTGTCGTTCCAACCCAGCAAGCGCGGCTTGATTGGCATCCGTAAACAACCCAAACCCGGTACGCGTACCGGAGGCAAGCTGCTCGATGCCTTTACCTGCCGCAGCTAAATACCCAGTCTTGGGTTTGTTTTGAAGAGCGTAAGCCTGCGCCCATTGCCACGCCGTACGTGAATCCGGCGCTTCTACTTCGTAAGTCTTACCGCCAAAATCAACGTCGTACTTAGGCATTACTTACCCTTTTCGCGTACTGCACCCGGAGGAGCGTTACCACCAACAGCGCTCAACAGCGCAGCAGGTCCGGTTTCTGGTCTCTTAATGCCCATAACGAGCGCGTACGCTTTTTCTTTCGACATTCCGCCAGCAACAGCTTCTCTATACACTTCCATTTCTATAGAAGTACGCTCTCCACGTGCTGCTGCCGCTGCTGCCGCAATTCTAGCCGATTGCAGTCTAGCCGCAATCTCATCACGGCTGATTTGCAGCGCCTGCGCCAGTTTTCTAAGTTCAAGTTCAGCCTGAACACCGGCTTGACCCCGCGCAATGTCGGATTGCGTTTGTACTCTAAGTCCTTCCATGCCCAGATTGGCCTGCTGTTCCTGCCTACGGGCTGTCATCTCGTCTAGCCTGAACTGAGCATCATTGCGGTTTTTCGTCGCGGATTCTAGCTGCGCGATGCCAGTCTTTACGTGCCCAGCTTTAATCTCATTCTGCGCGATCTTGATAGCCTGCAGTGCCTCGTCGCGCTTATCTTTCTGCGCTTCAAATTCTTTATCGCTGGCAAGCTTTCGCTCAACGCCTCGATAAAGCCCTGCGCTAATAGCTTGGGCCGCACGCCTTGGATCGCCAGCTATTTGCGCGCCGATCTGGATCATGTTGAAAGCGTCGGCTCTGTTTCGCTCATCGCCTGCGGCAGCTTGTTTGCCCCTAAGTGCAGCTTCGCGTTCTGCGTAAGGGTTTTCCTCAACGCCAAACTGTTTAAGAAGCTCTTTGTTCTGGGCAATGTATTCAGCCGCAGTTTTTGGCTTTTCGTACGGATTTGTGGCCGTTAAAGCCCCAAGGTCCGGGACGTTACCCACCGGACGGAAATACTTATCCACATTAACAGGCGCAGCAGGAGCAGCCGCTGCTGGTGCAGACGCAGCAGCCCGACCACCACCCCCACCACCC